ATTTATAAAGGAGATTTTTTATGTCTATTTGGGGTACAGCATTTAAGGGAAGCGATGTTAAATCAGATGGTTATCTAAATTTAAAAACTGAATTTGATAAAATTCTAGCTCATAGGGAATTAACTATCAAACGTGGTAGACCTGATTATGAGATTAGGGCTATTGATTGTAGAATTGAGGAATTAGTTTTTAAAATGGATGTATATGTAAGAACAGGTAACCGTATATAAGAAAATTAAATAAGATAAGGACTCAATATCCTTATCTTATTTTTTTTATCTATTTAAATGAGTAATTCATCAGGATTTAACTGCTTTGTAAGAACTAAGTTCTGATGGAATTTCTGCAAGTTAGCCTGTGTTAAATCAGTACCACAAATAGAAGCTAATAGTCCTATTTCTGTATTCTCCATGTTATAGTAGTAGTTACCACCACAAGCATTACATATACATTTATCTTTTCCATATCCTTTACAATATAAAGGACTTCTCATTTTTACAGTCTTTCCTATTAATTGACTCTTGTTGTTATTAGTAATCTCCGTTAATTTTGTTCCATTTAATACGTATCTATTAATAAAGTTATTTACATTACCATCAGTAATGCCAATCTCAAGATATTTAGTAGAACCACAATCACTTCCTTTTGGTCCTAAGTATTCTGACTGGAATGCAGCTAATAACTGCTTAGCTAAATACCCTGATACACGTGTACCGTATTTGTATTCATATAAGGTCGTTACTCTTATACCGTTTAAAACTGCTATATGTTACCATATAGATTAGACTATATCATCATTATATATTCTATTACCAAATATATAATGCCACGCACTTCCACTAGACTACTAGTGTACTCTACTCACTTCTTCATATAAGTATTTCTCTTATATTATGCTTTCGATAGTCGTTGAACGTTATTTAAAAAATTATAAAATTGAGAAATTTTAGTCCTTAGCTTCTTACGACGGATACTGTTTACCATTCTTCTACTTACATCAAATTTCTTACTTATCTCACTATCACTAAGTTTACCTTCTTCAATAAGCTTACATATTTTATGGATAGCATCTTCAGTAATTTTAAATGGTACACTATTACCTAGTTTCGGAAATTTATATTTACATGTAATGTGTTTCCAAGATTCACCAGACCTAATATGTTGAACATTTTTAACTGCAATACATAACTCTTTACAAATCTCTTTATTAGATTTCTTCTTCATAATGAGTTCACATATCTGAATAACTTGTTCTTCTGTGATTTTAGCAAGATAAGCTTTCTCACCTCGTATATTATCACACAGACCATTCTTCCAAGCATGGTCGACATTTTCTTTATTAGTGACCCATTCAAGGTTAAATGACGCATTGCAGTTCTTCAATCCATTTTTATGATTTACAACTAAATCATCAAATGTTAATCCATTCTTCAAATGTCTTTTAGGTATCGCACAGAAGTATTTAGCGACTAATCTATGTAGTGCAAATTTTATCTTAACACCATTGTGTTTGATTGTTACTCTGCCATATTCATTACAAACTGTATCATATTCCTTTATTTTATTAAGTTTGCAATTCATTACTCTACCTAAATTAGAAATCTTATAATTGGTTTTCTCTCCGTCAATTTTAATTCTTTTCCATTTCTCTTCAGTCTTTGACAACTTATCTACATACTCTAATAATTCTAGGTTTATGATTACCATATTAATATAATTCCTTTCATTGTAACATTTTATATTAATATACCTGTTGTCACTTTTTAATTTTATAATTTTTAAATCTTCGCTGCTGATTGCCGTATTACTACGGTGTTCCAGCAATTCACATGGTTTAGAGGCTGCCGATATTTCTTTAACAGCCTTTGGGAAACTTCCTGAAACGATTACATTACTATGTGTTGCAATGTCATCTTTTGCCAATCCATCACATAATGAATTTGTAATTATCTCATATTCCTTAGTATAAGGATTCTGAACAGCTCCCCTCATTAGATACATATTCTTTAAATGGTTACCAACACTACCTCTAGCACCCGATGTATATAAGTCCATTCCTATATCATCTTTAAGTTCTTTCATGGTAGCATCAATAAGTTCATTTTCTATTTTTTCTACTACACGAACATCTCCAGCTTCAATAGCTTTTTGATTCTCCTTAAGTAGTTTTTCTTTTAATACTTTAACAGATGGTGGTATTTTAGTAGTAGCAGGAGTGAATGATGAAGTAATTGTAGTATGGAACTGTAATCCAAACCAATCTCTTGTATTGATATAATTCATCATCTGATGAGTATCAATAACATCATTCTGTAAAGCATCAGCGATTCTTCCTTCAAACTTTTTAAATCCATCTTTACTCATTACATTATTATCATAAGATAAGAAAGAATCAAATCCTAGTGATTCAATCATCATCTTATTATATACTAATCTACCTACAGTAGTTTCTATTTTTTCTCCTTTAGGAACTAAATGATAATCTTCATGAGTTAAAGTTAAAGTATCACAAACATGGAATCTGGCATCATTAATAGATTTCTTATCTACTGTATTAGTAGTTCTACCAAACCAACTAACAAAATTAGTATATGTCATATCTTCTTTTTTAAGAGATATGAAATACTTCTTTTCTTCATCAGTAAGTTTTCTATAATCACCAAATGGGTCTTTGGTTAATACATAGAAAGTTTGGGTTGTTTCTTTACCAGAATCACGAATAATTCTTCCTTTAGAGTCTATATAGTTCTTTTTACTATATATAACTCTTTCTATTTCTTCATTTGCTTCCTGAGTAAATAATATCTTCTCAGTAGTTTGATCTCCATCATCAATTTTTTATTAATCTATATATTTCTATACAAGTTTAGACTATATCTTTATTAAGAAATTATCTTAATACCTCCCATTTCGGTTTATTGATATTATCTCACCTACATTTCACCCTATTATTGGGTCTACTCGGTTCTAAGTATTATACTTAGCCTTTCCCTAGTCGTTGAACCTTACTTATTATAATAAGTCTTGGTTGCTGATTGTCTAATCCTTAAGATTATTACACTTTGGTACTTAAGGCTCTAAAGAGTTTCCAGCAATTAAAGAGGTTTAAGGTGACCATTATGGAGTTCATAATCACCATCAAGTCCAGTTAGATATGAGTTAGAGAATTGAGTTGCATCTAAGAATAAAGTAGGTATTTTATGAGTTGGTGTATTAATATCAATATCAGGATACCATTTATACACCTGACCATTTACTACCATAGGACTTGTCTTAGATGTAGAACCAACTCTTATCTTAGAGAAGAAAATACCATATGATTTATTAATAGGATAACGAGTTACCTGAACATGCTTATTTTTTGCAATATCTTCGCAAGCCATATATAATAAATCAGTTCTGGTCATTGGTCTATTTATTACTGCTAATTCTCCAACTGATTCTCCAGACATTCTTCTTCCTAAGAATTGAATATACTTAGGAGTTTTTGAATCTGTTGGTATTTCTATTTTATTAAATCTAGACTCAGGGTCTTTCATAAAACCATCAATAAGTTTTTTAATATACTTATCTGAGTAATATGATTCTGGGTCTATTATCTTATAATTATTTCCATCATTACTTGGTAATACATAATTCTTTGATTGAATAATATTTCTATCAAAGAAGTCTTTTACCCATTTAACTACAAATGGATACATTAAAGAACAGCATTGAGCTAATGGGAGTAAAGTATATTCAAATGATATTTTTAAATCATCTACAGTATCTGCATGATATGTAGGTGAAGTAATAACAGTTCTTATACAATAATCCACATTCTTTCCCATAAGATACTTTCGTATCATACCATTCTTCTTTTCCAACTTATGCTTGAAATAATCATAAATTGCTATTATAGTATTCTGGATATTATAATTGGTAGTATGGAATTGGAAACCAAACATACCTTGTCTATCCAGTAATGAAGATAATCTTATCAACTTACCATAGAGATTATTAATATCATCAGTTTCACCACCACTAGATGAACCTGTTTTAATATCTCTAAAGAAAGCAGGTACTACTATTTCATATTGAGTAAATAATTCATCTTTCTTATATTTCTTTAATAAATTAATTCTCTCATTTCTCATACCAAATTCTTCAGTATTATCTTCATCATTCTTTGTCCAATTTATTTTTTCCCAGTTATTGTAGATAAACTCTAAACCAGTATCTCCGTTTTCTTCATCTTCTACTAATCTACCAGATGAGTCTATTCTATAATACATCTCTCCATTGATAATCTTATCAATATTTCTAAACATCCTTCGTATTGCTTTATAAATATGAGGGTGGAAGAAATGATTATGGAGATCTATATATGCGAATGTCTCTCTTCTGGATTTAGTAGTGATTCCAAAAATTTCATTAGATATTAATCCATTAGTGTGAGGAACTTCTCCTCTCTGAAATAATATCGCAGAAGTTATTGGTTGTAATTTATTTATCTCAATAAATTCTTTCGTATTATATAAATCTATTTTCATTATGAATTTAATCCTTTCATATATGATTTATTGGATTGTGTTTTGTTTGAAGTTTACGGTGGTTCACAATAACTTAATACTTTAAAGAAAGGAAAAGATGAAATGGCTAAATTAACTAATCAAGAAATTCAGGATTATATAGATAAAGTTGGTATGCTTGCACAGAAAGAAGCATTAGCAAGAAAGAATAGTAATAGAAATTGGTCTCTTCCATCTGTATGTATAGCTCAATCAATTCTTGAAACTGGTTGGGGTAAATCACCTCTTATGACAAGAGCAAATGCATATTTTGGAATTAAGAGTGGTAGAAATTGGCAAGGACCTGTATATAGTACAAAAACTAGAGAATGGTATGATGGTGTAAATGCTACTAATATAGTAGATACATTTAGAGCATATAATACTCTTGAAGATTCCATAAAGGATTACTATAATCTTATATGCGAATTTAGTAGATATTCAAAAGCTTGTAATACCATGGACCCAAGAAAATGTGTTCAGGGAATTAAAGATGGTGGATATTCTACATACCCAACTTATGTAAATGAAGTAATGGCTCTTATCAATTCATATGGTTTGACTAAATATGATACAGTACTAGCGGTAGGTAATACTCCAGTAGAAGAACCAAAAGTTGATAGAGAGAAATTAATAGAAAAAGTAGTTGATGATGTAATCAATAACAAGTATGGTTCTGGTGAAGCTAGAAGAGCTAAACTGACAGCTGAAGGATTTGACTATCGAGATATTCAGGATAGAGTAAATAAGAAACTTAGAGAAATTAATCCTACACCTAATGTAAGATATTTTCCTAAGTTTAATGGAAATAGTTCTAGTATAATAACAGCACTACGTGCAGTAGGTTGTAATGATACTAGTATGAAATTCAGAAAAGATATTGCTGTATTGAATAAGATAGTACCTCTTAAGTTCTTATATACAGGAACTTCTAAGCAGAATACCGATATGTTAAAACTTCTTAAAGCTGGTAAACTTATAAGACCATAACAATTTATTAGATACGGATTAAAGGATGGAGCTACAAAAAAATGGTACCAAAGAACTTAAAGCCTTATCCGTATCTAAATAAAATTAACCATTACACATAAAAATGGTTAGTACCACGGTAGATTTATTTTCTACCGTGGTACTAATCTTAATAGCTTTCAAGATTATAATCAATCTACTGGTCTAGCCCATAATCCAGGACTAGTTGGTTGGTCTCTCTGAATAGCAACATCCATAGAAGGTCTATTCTGATTTACCAGTTCTTCAATCTTTAAATCATCATATACAGCTACAAAATTTGTAAGTGTAATAAACATAGAAATCTCTATTACTCTTGGGATATAATCTAAATCAATATCCTGAATATCAACTCCTAAATTAAATGATGAATATACCAACACAGACTCATCTAAAGTTGTATTCATTACAGAAGATGGAATATAGAATGGTACATCATAAACTGAATTATGTCTTACATTAGCTGTCTCATTCTTCTCTTGGAATATTCCAACATTATTAATCTTTAATCTATATCTGCATTTACTTGATTGAGTAATACCGTGAGGAAGTGGATTTCTTAATCGGAAATCAAT